CACAAAGAATTCCCATGGCAAATTTGGCGGACATAAATACTTATATAGCGGCCTTGGTGTCACTCCCGCTTTACAAACTCTGCCACCTATGCTATAATTACATAGGAGAAAAACATGGCAACAACACTAACCCCCGTACAATATAAATACACCAGCACAAAAGAATATCACGATTCTTTTCCTTGTGCGTATCGTCAATGGCGAGCTGACAGTCACTGTAATCTAATACACGGTTACAGCTTCAACATGAAGTTTTACTTTGGCACCAATGATCTAGATGCCCGCAATTGGGCTGCTGACTACGGCGGACTCAAAGAACTCAAAGGTGTATTGGAAAGTCAATTTGATCACACTCTGTTGGTGGCCGAAGACGATCCTGAATTGGCGTTTTACAAAGAAATGGAAAAGCGTAAGTTGGCCAAACTGACAATTCTACCCAAATTGGGTTGTGAAGGTCTGGCTGACCAGCTGTACAAGTATGTCAATGGTGTTTACATTCCAGACATGTGGGGCCAAGCAGAATCCAAACGCCTGTGGTGCTATCGTGTGGAAGTACGTGAGACTCAAAGCAACATGGCGTTCCGTGAAGGACATCGTGAATGGAACGAGGATTTATTTGAATGATCAATAAGTTATGAACAAAAAAGAAAAAGAAATAATGGACATCCTTCAAGAGGAATGTGCAGAAGTAATTGTTGCGATTAGCAAAATTAGTCGATTCGGGGCAGATAACTTCAAACCTGGTAAACCCAAAACAAATAGAGAACACTTGGCCGAAGAACTAGGCGATCTACAAGCCATGATTGATCTGTGTATCAAGTTTAATTTAGTGGGCAGTGAACAAGTAAGTGTTGCAGCCGATAACAAGATTACTAAATTAAAACAGTGGTCAAATATCTTTGAGGAACAATAATGTTTGGAACTAACGAAATTATCGGCAAGAAGTATTTCAAGGATGCTCCCGCAGACAGCCTATTTGTAACCAGTATGTTCTTTACACTGCAAGGTGAAGGCCCTTACGCAGGCTTGCCTGCACTGTTTATACGATTGGCCAAGTGCAATTTGGATTGTAGTTTCTGCGACACATTCTTTGATGACGGCGACTGGATGACCTTTGACCAAATTGAATCCAAGATGTATGCAGCCATCAATGACTATTGGAACAATCAAGGCAAGATCTCACCCAAGTGGGCAGTCAACGGAATGAACGACTATCCAGGAGTAGTATTGGTAATGACTGGCGGTGAGCCTTTACTACAGGACAACATTAGCCCGTTTATGGCAGAACAATTAAAACACTTTCGAGCAGTGCAGGTCGAAAGTAATGGCATTCCTGTTACAGTGGTACCACCGGGTGTTACATTGGTATGCAGTCCAAAATGTATGGAGAAAGAAGGTCGTGCAATTAAGTATTTTGCACCAAGCAAAACTATTTTGGATCGCGCAGACTGTTTGAAGTTTGTAATGAGCTCAGACCCTGACAGCCCATATAATAATATTCCCGAATGGGCACACGAATGGAAGCGTAATAATCCAACCAAGGAAGTGTATTGCAGCCCCATGAATGTGTACAATAGTTTCCCGCAAAAGATCAAACTATTGCGAGCAGAAAAAGGCACTATTACCATGGCAGAGCGCAGTACGGTTGACGAAGTAATTAGTTTCTGGGAACCAGGATTACTGGATTTGACCGCCAATCAAGCCAATCATGAGTATACTGGTCGCTACTGCATTGAACACGGTTTCAAGTTGAACTTACAGATGCACTTGTATGCAAGTCTGGCATAATGCCGTCTGCTATGGTTACTTAAACGATAATTATGTATATAAGGAATATTCGAAATGTTTGATTTTTTCAAAAAGAAAATTGCAGGTGATTCTGCAGCCAAACCCAAAAAAGAAAAAGCAGTGGTCAAGACTGAAAAAGAACTGGCCACTGAACGAAACGAGCCGTGGGTTCATATTGTCAGCGTAGAGTTGGATCCGCAAAATATCGGCAACGGTGCATTTGAACTAGACTGGAATGATAAGTTTGTTACCAATCTAGTACGGGCAGGGTACAAAGGCAAAGACGATGCACAGATGGTAGATCAATGGTTTCAAGATGTGTGTCGCAATGTGGTTATGGAAACATTCGAGCAACAAGAAGCTAATAACCCTAGATCTGTTGGCGCAGTTCAACGCAAAAATATAGGCGGTGGCCGTAGCGAAGTATCGTGATCCTTTATGTAAACGGTGATAGTCATAGTGCTGGTCATGATGCAGGTGGTCCAGCACACAGCTACGGCAAACATATTGCAGATTGGTTGAGTGCAAACTTTGTCTGCGATGCAATTGCAGGTTGTAGTAATGATTCTATTATTTCAAGAACGCTGGCTTATCTAGAAAATAACACACCCGACTATATTATCATTGGATGGAGTACTTGGGAACGCGAAACTTGGTATCATGGTGATATCAGTTATAACATCACTGCCAGCGGCGCCGACACAGTACACCCAGAGCTAAGAGCTCAGTACAGGCAATGGGTGGTTGATAGTGCGGCCCCTGAATTTCAGCATCGAAAAGAAGAAGAAAATCATACTAAAATTTGGCAGTTGCATCAATTATTAAACAGTAAAAATATTCCCCATTTATTTTTTAATTGCTACTCTCATTTTTATTATGTGACTACTCACAATAAACCCAGATACGATTGGGGCGACTATTATGTTGATCCTTATGATCGATGGAGCACTTATTATTTTTGGCTGGAACGCAAAGGTTATACTCCTGCCAATCCCGAGTTTTATCATTATGGCCCAGATGCACATGCGGCATGGGCTGAATTTTTATTGCCTTATATTAAAAAATTATGATACTTTATATCAACGGTGATGGACACAGCGCCGCGGCCATGGCATCAACCGATTTTGTCACAGCAGAAGATGATGTTGATTTATGGTACATGGGACGGGCACCACATCCTATAAATTTACGAAGATCCTATGGCGCATATATAGCCAGCGTGTTAAAAGCCAGACTACTGGTAGAAGCAGATGCCAATAATACTAATCAAGCGGTAATTGACCAAACTAAAAAATTTATAGAAAACAATCCGGTCAATGAACAAATTTTGGTTATAGCCGGGTTACCAGTGTACGATAAACTGCAATTTGATGAGTTTGGTGCATATTTCAAACAACGGAATATCAAACATATCTTGTATCCTGTCAGTGATTATATAGAGTGGCTGACCCTAAGGCATCACATACCAAATGAATTTGGTTATTTTGACGAACTTGCTCACAAAGACTGGGCAGGTAATTTAATTAAACCGTTGACACGAATCATATAATATGCTATTATTACCATATGAGATACTTACTAGTTGACACTGCCAATACATTCTTTCGTGCTCGTCATGCAGCACACCGTCAATCCGACACTTGGGATAAGTTAGGGTTTGCTATTCATGTTACTCTGGGTAGTGTGAACAAAGCATGGCGAGATCAAAAAGCAGATCATGTGGTATTCTGCTTAGAGGGCCGCAGCTGGCGCAAGGATCATTACAAACCGTACAAAGCCAATCGTGCAGTGGCTCGTGCAGCCCATACCGAAGCAGAAGCAGAGGAAGACAAATTGTTTTGGGAGACATTCGATGATCTCAAAACATATCTCACTGACAGTACCAATTGTACAGTTATTCAACACCCACAACTAGAAGCAGATGATTTGATTGCAGGTTGGATACAAAGTCATCCCACCGACGAACATATTATTGTCAGCAGTGACACAGATTTCTATCAATTGCTGGCGGCAAATGTCAAGCAGTACAATGGTATCAGTGACGAACTACATACCTTAGATGGTATTTTCGATAAGAAGGGCAAACCTGTTGTAGACAAAAAGACAAAAGAACCCAAGAAGATTCCCAACCCCGATTGGATTTTATTTGAAAAATGTATGCGCGGTGATCCAACCGACAACATATTCAGTGCCTATCCCGGTGTTCGTACCAAAGGCAGCAAGAACAAAGTCGGTCTGGAAGAAGCCTATGCAGATCGAGACAAAAAAGGATTCGCTTGGAACAATCTCATGCTTCAGCGTTGGACCGACCACGAAGAAGTCGAACATCGAGTCCTGGACGACTACGAACGCAATCGAGTTTTAGTTGATCTCACTGCACAGCCCGACAAAATTAAAGCGCATATTGCAGCCACAATCGTTGCCGGATCTATGCCCAAGAACAAGCCCATGGTAGGCGCTCACTTCCTAAAATTGTGCGGCAAGTATGAACTCACTCGTCTCAGCGATCAGGCCAACAGCTTCAGCGCTTTTCTCAGCGCCAGTTATCCGGAATAATTATGACTATAAAATTCTCACAGCACATTAGCCGTGTTAAAACTATTCGACGGGGTGAAGCAGACTTCATGCTACGAGATGGTATTGTGAGCTGTCCTAGAGCTGGTTTCGAGATCAGCAAAAGCTGTCCCACGGAATATCGGCAGATTCTTATGCAGGCCATGTCCCATGGTTGGATCAAACCTGTGGCACATGTAATGGATTCGGAACTGATGTGGGATCGACTATCGGAGCAAAGTAATGAAATCGTTTCGTAATTGGTTAGAAGAACTGTGGCGACAAAACTGTGACGAGCATGACGGTTGGGGCGAAGCTCGTCTTAGTCTGTCAGAATATTTTTCCCGTTACAAATGGTGGTTACGCCGCGAATATAGATTTCGACAAAGGAGTTCACAATGATTTTAGTAATGATGTTTGTTTTAATCTTGCTACAGATTAAACATTGGTATATAGACTTTGTGAATCAAACGGAAGAAGAAGTCAAACACAAAGGAATTTATCTAGATTGGATTGGCATCAAACACAGTGCCAAACACGGAGTCGCAACTTTTATTATTCTATGGGCAGTACTCGGTTGGACAGAGACAGATCTGGCGTTTGCTTTGGCCACTGTGGATTTTTTACTACACTATCATATCGATTGGTTTAAAATGAATTACGGAAATCGCGATATCCGAACTCCGCAGTTTTGGAATCATCTGGGGCTGGATCAAATGGCGCATCAAATTGTATATATTATTATTGTTGGACTAACTGTATTATGAATGAACTAATTGCTCGACCTGTTATTAAAAACAAATTCTGGATTGTTGAAGAAGAGGGCAAAAAAATTGCCACAATTCAAGCCGTGGAGGATGGAGGATTCGTTTATGTGCAAGAGCAATCTAGACAGCGATATCCGACTATTAAACTGTTGAGCAAGGAGCACAATGTTTCGTTTGATGTAGTTGTGTCTAAGAAAGAAAAGCCGCAAGCACAAGAACAAGAAGTCTATGGATATCCAGTCAGCAACCGAGCATGGAATACCATGTGGGATGTCAAACATCAGTTTCCAGTATATACCAAAACCAGCAAGAGCAAGAGTTATTACTGCGCTGGCTACTATATTATTAAATTCAACAACGGTTGGGTTAAAAGTTACTGCCCCAAGTTCATCACACTGAACCGTTATGAATTCCAAGGCCCGTACACCAACAAAGCAGACATGCAAGAACAATTGAGATTGTCCAATGGAAAATAACCTCACCATGCATTTAAAGATGTTTAACGACAAAGTTAAACTGATGAATCAAAGCCAAAGCAAACAACTGATCTTGAGTGCTCAAGAAGCCCGTAATTTGCATGCAGATTTGTTTGATTTGCTTAATCATTGTGCCACAATCAGTCAAAAACTGCAAGAAAAACGACAGGACGATGTGGTATCAGTGGGCATGGATGGCGGCAGCTTTTAAATAATCTACGCATATAAAGTAGATAAATACTATATATAAATTATGAGTAGACCTAAACCCACCATATTAGTTGAACATGTCAACAAAATAAGTTACAAGAGCGAACAGGTCTTGAGTAGCGAAGGAATCTGGGCGGTCTTTTTTGATGGTCAACCAATCAACTTGAAGTCCGGAAACAT